GCCTTACGTCCCCCCCACCCCGTCAAAGTCTGCATCCGCAGCTGCTGATGAAACAATAGCAGCTCGCCGCCGCGCTCGCCGTGGTGGAAGAGCTTTGCTATCTGAACAGCGTTTAACACCAGAACAGGGCGTTGGCCAATCAACGCTCGGTGTTGGGCCAATGTAAAGGAAACCACAATGCCAAATAAAGACAAGATGCAAAAGAAGGTCGCTACCGTGATGCGTGAATACTCCAAAGGAAAGTTGCACTCAGGCAAAGGCGGCCCTGTTGTCAAATCACAAAAGCAGGCTGTGGCCATTGCCATGTCTGAAGCTGGGATGGCAAAGAAAAAATGAAACCCGGCCTCTATGCCAATATCCATAAAAAGCGTGAGCGGATAGCCGAGGGCTCTGGCGAGAAGATGCGTAAGCCTGGCGCACCAGGCGCACCAACTGCCGATGCATTTAAGAAGGCAGCTAAAACCGCAATGAAGCCTAAGAAATAATGGCCATACAGGTTCAGCAAGAATCGTTTACCACAAAGTCTAGGTTCGTAACTCCGACCTACATTGATAAGGATGGCGTTACTTATCTAACGTCATCTGACCGGCCATTCCCTGTTATTGAGGTAAACCACTTACGACTGCATGAAGGCAGGGCGTTTTACGTTTACAAAACATTTACAAAGAGCTCCCCTTTATCGGTCAACGGAAATTTGGATATAGCACTTGCTTGGCCAGCTGGGTATGCCCCGCATTGTGTGTTCACATATCAAAGCGGCGGGGCATCAGAGTTTTATATTTACGAAGCCCCAACTACATCTGGCGGTACTGCATTAACAGTTCACCGCCGCAACAGAGTGCTTACAACAACTAGCGCGGCAGCTGCTGTGCATACGCCAACCGTGACTTCTCTTGGAACGGAAATCTTTGGGGAGTTTGTTGCCAGCGGTGCTGGAGGTACCGGTACTGGTGGCGAAGGTTTTACTGCCGAGTTTGTTTTAAAACCTTTGACTACTTATCTTTTTAGATTAACCAACGTAAATTCACAGTCGCACGAAGCAGAGCTAGTTTTGGATTGGTACGAATAATGGTTCAGAAAAAATATCAAAACCCAGAAGGTGGACTAAATGAAGCAGGCCGCAAATACTTCAAGAACAAAGAAGGCAGCAACCTCAAATCCCCGGTCAAGTCTGGAACGAACCCGAGGCGTGTTAGCTTTGCTGCGCGATTTGGTGGAATGGCTGGGCCTCTCACGGACGAAAAAGGTAGACCCACCCGCCTCAAGCTCGCCCTCAAAGCGTGGGGTTTCGGCAGCAAAGAAGCGGCCCGTAATTTCGCGCAAAGGCACAAAAAGGACTAAACAAAATGGCTGAGATGATGAGACTATCGCCAGAGGATGTGCTCAAGCGGCACGACATGGCGTTACGAAAGAAGGATGATTTCCGCGACCTCTATGAGGATGCCTACGAGTTTGCGCTTCCACAGCGCAACCTCTATGACGGGTACTACGAGGGCAAAGTTGGCGGCGCAAAGAAAATGAATCGGGTGTTTGATTCCACGGCGATCAACTCCACCCAGCGATTTGCTAACCGCCTACAATCAGGAATCTTCCCACCGCAACGTAAGTGGGCAAGGCTTGAACCAGGCGCAGACATTCCCGATGATCGCAGGGGCGAGGCACAAGCTGCGCTCGACATCTACACCGAGAAACTATTTGCCACGCTCAAGCAGTCAAACTTTGACATTGCTATGGGCGAGTTCTTGCTAGATCTCTCTATTGGCACAGCCGTAATGATGGTGCAGCCTGGAGATGACGTTAACCCGCTAAACTTTGTGCCGGTGCCGCAGTACCTTGTGGCATTTGAAGAGGGTGCCAATGGCCAGGTGGACAACGTCTACCGCCGTATGCGAATCAAAGGCGAATCAATCCAGCGTCAATGGCGAGATGCCAAGATTGATGGCCAACTAAAACTCAAGATTGAGGCAAAGCCAACGGAAGACTTTGAGTTCGTAGAGGCCACGGTTTTTGATAACCTGCGCGGTGACTACTGCTACCACGTTATCCAGAAAGAGACCAAGCAAGAGATTGTCTATCGCAGGCTAAAGACTAGCCCCTGGGTGGTGAGCCGGTACATGAAGGTGGCTGGCGAGATCTATGGGCGCGGCCCGGTAATAACCGCGATGCCAGACATTAAGACCTTAAATAAGGTCAAAGAGCTGGTGCTCAAAAATGCATCTCTATCAATTGCTGGTGTCTACACCGCAGCTGATGATGGCGTACTCAACCCGGCAACGATTAAGATTGTCCCTGGTGCCATTATTCCCGTGGCGCGTAACGGTGGGCCACAAGGTGAATCGCTCAAGGCCCTGCCGAGAGCTGGTGACTTCAACCTGTCGCAGCTGGTGATCAACGACCTGGTGCAAAACATCAAACGCATTTTGCTAGACGAGTCTTTGCCACCGGACAATATGTCGGCCCGGTCAGCTACCGAGGTGGTTGAGCGGATGAAAGAGCTCTCGCAAAACCTTGGATCGGCCTTTGGCCGGTTGATCAACGAGACCTTGATTCCCGTGGTCACTAAGATTCTTGAGGTTATGGACGAGCGCGGCATCATCACAATGCCCCTGCGGGTCAACGGCCTGGAAATCAAGGTATCTGCTGTAGCTCCGCTGGCAATGGCCCAGAACATGGAAGATGTCAGCAACATTCTCCAGTACGCTCAGATTGCAGCCCAGGCTGGCCCAGAGGGTCAGATGGCAGTCAAGGTTGGGGATATGCTCGACATGATTGCTGAGAAGTTGGCCATTCCGCAGTCCATCAGAATGACCAGGGCCGAGCGCGAGGCGAAGATGGCCGAGGCGCAAGAGATGGCCGAGCAGGCAGCTCAGATGGCCCAGGAGAACCCTGAGATGGTTGAGCAGATGGTTGGGGGCATGACCTGATGTCTGGCGGCTGGGAAGACCTAGAGGCCATACCAACAGATATCCGTGGAGCGCAGCAGGCGGTAGAAGATTTAAACAAGCTCTGCCTGCGTGTGCTCGGCTCAGAAGATGGCCAGAAATTGATGGGGTGGTTACGAGCTGCCCTACTAGAGCAGCCCGTTGCCGTGCCGGGCAGCGATCCCTCATTCGCTTTCTACCGTGAAGGGCAGAACAGCGTGGTGCGAGACTTGGAAGCACGGATCAAAAAGGCAAGGAGCCTGTAAATGGAAACGCAAGCAAACGAGCCCAGCGGCGAAAGCCAAGAAGCTGGCCTACTCGATTCGGTATCAATTACTGAAGACCAAGGCCAGCAGGCGAGCCCAAGCAGTTCAGACATCGAGCACCGCGAGGAGCAAGATGACGATACACCACTAGAGCGTCCAGATTGGTGGCCAGAGAACTTCTGGAAAAGGGACGATTCCTCACCCGACCTGGAGGGCATAGCCAAGAGCTGGCAAGACCTGCGAAAGCAGATAGCTCAAGGCAAGCACAAACCGCCAGCTGACGGCAAATACGACACCTCGGTCTTTGGGGATATCCCAGAAGATGACCCGGTGCGTGGCCACGTTATGGGGTGGGCTAAAGAATATGGGATATCTCAAGCAGCTCTAGACAAGCTGGTTGGCGATGTTGTGGCCATGAACGGCGAGCAGGCGCAGCAGGTATCTCGCACCATCGAAGAAGAGCGCAAGGCCCTTGGCCCTAACGCAGATGCAATCATCAAGGGCATGGGCGATTGGGGTGCTGGCCTGGTTCGCAAGGGAATTCTCAGCAAGGATGACTTTGAAGAATTCAAGGTCATGGGCGGCACAGCTGCTGGGGTGCGTGTATTTATGAAGATACGGGAGACCTACGAGGGGATGAAGATTCCTTTGCAGTCTGCTCCGGTTGAGGGTTCAGCCAGCAAGGACGAGCTCTACGCAATGGTGGCCGATCCAAAGTACAAGACAGACCCATCCTATCGGTCAAAGGTCGAGCGGATGTTCGCATCGACTTTCGGTAACTAATCCTCCTCACTCTCCGCAAGGAGAGGCTTGAACGCCACCGGCTAACCACCGGTGGCTTTTTTTCTTGCATTTTATTTTTAGAACCGTTAGATATTCGTTTAAGGCCAATCGATATCCATCGACCCTTACCGCAGCGGATGCTGACGAGCGGCTAGCGTAACTAGCAAGCAAGAGGCCCAGAACACCGGCTAACCGAAGCGACTAAACCTTTTTAACTTTCTTGGAGATTTCAAATGGCGATTTCATTATCAAACGCCTTTGTAACCCTCTTTGACGCTGAAGTTAAGCAAGCCTACCAGGGTAAAGCAATGCTGGTTGGTGCGGTTCGTCAGCGCAGGGGTGTCGAAGGCTCAACTGTAAAATTCCCTAAAGTCGGCAAGGGCGTTGCCACCGTGCGCGTTCCCCAATCCGATGTTAGCCCATTAAACGTAGCGTTCTCTAACGTCACCTGCACGCTGACTGATTACAATGCCGCTGAGTACAGCGACATCTTCAATCAGGCTAAAGTTAACTTTGACGAGCGTTCCGAGCTTGTCCAGGTGGTTGGTTCCGCTATTGGCCGCCGTCAAGACCAGATCGTTTTGGATGCACTCGCAGGTTCGAGCACAAGCTTGATCGTGACCGAAGACGAGGGTGGCACCAACACCGGTCTGAACGTGGCTAAACTGCGTGCCGCCAAGAAGCTGCTGGATAAAGGCAACGTCCCAATGGACAACCGCCACATGATCATCCACGCAAACTCTTTGGCATCGTTGTTAAGCGAGACCTCGGTAACCAGCGCAGATTTCAATACCGTCCGCGCCCTGGTATCTGGTGAGCTCAACACATTCCTCGGCTTTACTTTCCACACAATCGGTGACCGTACCGAGGGTGGTCTTCCCGTTGCATCGTCTGAGCGCAAGCTGTGGGCTTTCCACCGTGACGCAATCGGCTATGCAGAGGGTATCGCTCCTCGCACGGAAATCAATTACATCCCTGAGAAGACCAGCTTTTTGGTCAACGCAGTATTCTCAGCTGGTGCGATTGCCATCGATGCCGAAGGTATTGTCGAAGTCCAAACGACTGACGTATAAGGAGAACGACAATGGCATTTTCTATTACTGGTTTAAACTCTGTCAGCCCCAATAAGCGCGGCAATGCACCATCGATCTACGCTTATAAGACAACTGACTCCATTGCTGATGTCAACACATCTGGTTACTTCAACAGCCTGGCCGATACCCTGGAAGTTGGAGATCTGATTTATTGTGTAACGTCAACGGGCACAACTGCTGTAGCAACGCTGGTATATGTACTGTCTAACGCATCAGGCGTAGTTGATGTGAACGATGGCACAACATTAGCCAACACGGATACGGACTAATCAAGAGGGGGCCACAAGCTCCCGATTGTGATGCCGCAGCCGTATGACGTACAACACAAGGGGTGTGCCATTATCTGTGGCGCGGCCCCTTGTGTCTTTGAAGACCTAGAAAACGCACTCAATTTGCGCCCAGGTGCCACCATCGTTGGGGTCAATAACGCAGCTGCAATAGTTCCTGAGATCGAGCATATCTGGACGCAGCACAACAGCTACGCTCAAGAATACAAAACCAAGGCCGGTAGGCCAATAAAAGTTCACGCCAGGGCAGACATCATAGGAAATGATGTGGATTACTGGTGGAGTAGCATGGTTGGCATAAAAGGATCGAGTGGGGTTGTGGCCGCAATTTGGGCCAAGGCTATGGGTTTCGATGAGGTAATTATGGCTGGCATCCCCCTAAGTGTTAACAGCACCGATTACCACGCTCAATACCCGGACAGCAAACCAGACAAGGTATTTGCACCCACCAATAATATTGAGCATTGGCAGAGGTTTTTGTATATACACAAAGAACATGGACGCATGGATGGTGTAACCTCTCTTAGCGGATATACCCGCCAAGTTCTAGGAGCCCCATGTTAACCGTTGCCTGCGTTCTCAAATCTGGCCGCTTTAGCCAATCAGCTGGCAAAGAACCCTACACCCCAGCCGATGTGGAAAGATTGATGAATATGGTTGCCAAGAATCTTGGAGACCATAGGTTTGTCTGTTTCTCGGATGTAGATGTACCCTGCGAGCGGATACCGCTCAAACACGGGTGGCCAGGTTGGTGGTCTAAGATCGAGCTCTTCTCTTGGGTGTTTGATGGCCCGGTGCTTTACTTTGACCTGGATACCGTTATCTGTGGTGACCTGACCGAG